ATTTAAACCTTGTAAAAGAGTGGGCCAGTAATAGAATACAGGTGAGTTGCATGCCTCTGAACAAACTGGCCCACTCTGGCTTCCATGCCACACTATCACACTCCGTTAAGTTAAAATTTTCTTGCAATTTACGAACTGGTGTGGTAGAATTTTTTTGGTGTGTTTCAGAAAAGTGAAAACTCGCGGGCGTAGCTCAGCGGTAGAGCGTCAGCTTCCCAAGCTGGTGCTCCCATTTCAACTTTCTCAATTTTGAGAAAATCCTTGAATATTTCTGAAACGTTTCGGGCATCTTACTCGTAGAAATCTGATGCTCAGCATTCTTTTCACTTAGTTGTTTAAAAGGAAAGTGATTTGATGGCTCGCTTGTTACAATGGCGAGCACGGATGCTCTTCGCGGAAGCAATTACCGGATGGTTTAATCATAATCGGCGTTACAAACCGCGCACACAAGATCATTATAGAATGGTCATTGAACGCTTTGCCAAATTTGCCCCAGTTCATGCTGCAGAACTCAAACCCAGCCATATCGAAAAATATATCGATCATGTCCTGGAGAAATGTATCAACAGAACGGTCAATGCACATCTTACCGCCCTGAAAAGTTTCTGCCGCTGGCTTGCCGAACATTACGATATACCGAATCCATGCCTGAAGATCAAGATGCTCGATGAGGACCCGCCAAAAGTGCGAGTGCTAAATGACTACGAATATCAAAAGGTCCTCACTGTTTGCAAACCAAAGGAACTGGACGTGATCCGTTTTCTGGCTCATACGGGTTTGCGCAGCAGCGAATTTCAGCAGCTTACTTGGGATAACATTTCCCATGATCGGCGCTTCATAAAGCTGACTGGAAAAGGTCGACGGCAGCGCTTGATCCCACTCAATAAAACCTGTCAAACAATTCTAAACAACGATTCCCGGAATCCCGATTCCAACGCTATAAAATTTTCAGAGAGCTATATATCAAGATACTGTGTTTACCGTCTCTGTAAAAAACTTGCCAAGCACGCCGCGATACCGCGATTCGGGCCGCACGCAATCCGGCATTATTTCAGCACAGCCCTGTATATAAAAGGTGTCCCGGTCCAGTTCATTAGCAAAATCCTCGGTCACGCCGATACCAGGACAACGGAAAAAATCTACATTCATCTTTGGCCGCCCAGAGACTTGCTCGGTGTCACCGATTGTCTGGATAATATTTAAATCCTTCTGTGTCCGATTTTTTCTCATCATATTAACTTGCTGGTGGTCATCTATATCGTCTATACTGCATGAACCAGCCAATATAAACCACACAGTTCATAATTAAGGAATACACTAAAACAAAGATTATTAATTCAGCCTTACTTTCTATCATGTATTATTTTACCAGTGTTCTGCTATTCACCTGCAACATACACAAAACTAACTATACCCGATGGATGCGTTCTAATTCCCACAGGCAATTGTTCTTTAGATAATCTCTGATAACCTCTTATGTCCATACCTCGATAATATAAGTCAGCTGCAAGGAACGCATCAGGGTACGCATGTTTATCAGCTTCGAATTTGCATTCTTTCGAATCTTGCAAACATTGTTCAAGAGTTTTGCCTGGCTGATAGTAATAGACAGAAGAACAACCCGCAACAATTGTAACCAATACTAACAAGATAAAGGGACGGGGCCGGTGGTACGCATACTTCGAGTAAAGAGACAAGTTATGGAAAATCCTCGCAGAATATGCCCGACCCCGATTTTTCTTTTGATGTTTTCGTATGCGTACCATATACAAAACGCGTTCCCTTAGTTGAACTTGTTTTCTTAACGCTTATTTTGATAGTTTAACTTGAATAAGTCAAGGCTTTTTTTTTGAAAAAAACCTTCGAAGATTGTTCCCCGCGATCCGGATATCGGTTTTCAGCTGGTTTACCTGGCTCAAAAAGCCCTCTGAAAATCGATTTTAAGCCCCCCAGAAGCCTCGTAGAGCGATTTTTCCGTCCCGTTTGGTATAATAATAGCCCCCTGTAGCGATTTACAGCATTTTGACGGCTTTTTTTTGTAAAGAGAGTAAAATTTTGCCGTAACGATAATCGAAAGCCGGTGTTTTATGATTCGTTCGAATGTTCCAGCTGTGCCGCCGTAAGTTTTTCAATCGCGAGTCTTGTCTCAATCAATATGGTGACATTCCAAACAAAAGTGCAGTTTCCCACTTTCTCTTTTTTGTCGTTAAATAATTCCACCCAAAGCGGACAATGCTCTTTCAAACAGTTCTTTCTTGTGAAGGGACATGGCCTTTTTTGCTTCCTAAAAGTAAAAAGCGATATATCCATTTTTTGTTCTCCTAAATGATTAAGCCGTAACATCAAGTTTACATTCGATTATGACAAATAATCTCAACCGGCCATTCGCACCGGCAAGTTCCGAGTCGAATCGGATAGCTTTCCAGCCGCTGCCTGCTATGCTTCCACCAATACTGAGATCGATCTGATCTGCTGTATAAGTTGCAGACGGACCGCCAAAGCCCGCACCGTTGTCGATATGATAATGAATCTGTGGTGAATTTGTTTCTTCGTGAATACCGTAAGTGACACCATGAACATGATTCGGCGTCGTGTGCGTGTGATTACTGACCGTGTGCGTATGGTCATCAACGGTGTGCGTGTGTTGAATTTGACCTATTGTATGTTTATGTGTCGGCATAGTGTGATTATGCAAGCCCAAGTACCGGTTATAAGTATTGCCCGGGTCAACGCTCGTAGTATCACAATCATATTCGTCTATTGAGTGACCATGCGTTGTTCCCCCACAGTCTGTCGTATTTGTGTCACCATTAACGCCGTGGCTATGGGATGGCATTTCATGATAGTGGGTTCCCAAATCCGCGTCATTTGTATCCCCTGGATCGACTGTGGAAGTATCAGCCGTTATCCAGGAACCCCCTTGACTCGATGTTTGTGCACCGCCTGCACTGGAAGTCTGACCGCCACCGCTGCCAGACGTTGACGCACCGCCTGAAGATGCAGCAGTTGAATAAGCTCGATACGACATAATTCGAAAGCTGAGTTTAACCGACACAATCGCTGTCATTTCAGAGACAATCTTAAATGGTATCGTAAACGACTTGGAATTGTCCAGGCTGTCCTCGCTGTTATAAACAAAAGTCTGCCTCAGTTCCAAGTAATGTTTGGCTCGAATCGTTCCTGCTAAAAGTATCGCTGCGTGTAACAACTGGACCGCATTCGCAGGGAACGGGACACCAGCTCTGTTGATACACATCAGCCACATACCAGGTGCCAAGGCTACATCTCCGTCATTTGTTGTTCTGAATTGCGTAGTAAAGTTCGGGTCCCAATAGATAAATTCATCCGTTGTGGTGTCCGGTGTTATCTCATAAGAAACGCCTCGATACCTAAAATAAATAGGTTCGGTTGCGTCCCTTTTTGCCCAAGTGACAGTGTCAACAGAGTCACCCGACCAGTCTAAATTGCTCCACCATGGGATTTCAATGTCCGGCCTGTTCGGTAACATTTGATGAACAATCTCTCGCACTTGTTCGACAGTCAATGGACGCAAAAGCTGTGTGGATGGGGCCGGCCATGCATAGTCCGGATTGTCTATATATAAAGGCAGACCGTCACTGTTAAATAAATCGGTGTCGTATGTTTCAAGGTCAACATCGATATAATTATCTTCGGTGTGTTTCATTTTTATAATACGCCGCAACTTAATGTCACCATCCTTGCCGATAGCACAAATATTATTTACATCAGGCGTAACAAGCCAGGTCTCTGCTATTGTTACAACCTTTCCGACCGTACTCTGCACAGTGTATGTGTCCAGGGACACTTCCTGATTTATGTCATCGTAGCTCTTTACAAAAAGTAGCTCGCCGGCAGAGGCATTAATAATCCGGTCCAGTTCCATCGTATTGCTTGACGTTGCCTGGACAACCCGGAAAGTTTGTCCCCAATTCGGCACAGTCGCTTGTAAACGTACCACCCTTCCCAAACGATATCGCAATGCGTCTTTGAACATTCTCACAGAATTGACATTTTTAATCAGCGCATTTCGCTGCATGACATGATTACCTACCCGGATCGCCAAAGATTGCCTATCGACTCCAACACCTTCAATTTGCTCAGGTCTTGTGTAAGTGCCAGCGTTTTCGTTTGGTATCGGATAACCTTTACGTTCATATCCATGCAAATAATCTTTATAAAAAATCACAGCACAGCCGGCCATTTCTCCATAACCGGCGTAACCGCTTTTCCAACTGCGTGCCATGACACAATCAAAAGTAATAAGGTCAATCGGTTCGTCCGTCACTGTGTCTATCCAACCGGTCAAAGTATGCCCTTGCCAATACGGATACATTCTGCCAATCTGTGCGATTTCATAGGATAGACGCCAAACATCTGTTTCATAGTCGCAGATAATGTCACAGGTCATTCGATCTTCGGTCCCACCGTTGCCGTCATCAACTTGCTGCGAACACCATTCAGCCCACTCATATATAAAGGCCGTATCGACTCTGGTCGGACTAAGTGCCTCATATCTTTCGATTGTCCATGGGTTCGCTCCACCGTCACCGCTTATCACTGGCTGCGTGATTTCGTCGAGATAAATCCAAGCTCTGATTCTCGTAAAGACTATTGACCAGAACGTGCCGTTAAAAACGTTTACAAGCTTTCCGTCCGCAATCCATTTGACATTGAAACTTCCACTTAGCCGCTTAGTTGCTAAAGCTATTATTCCAAGCAAAGCCCTGCCTGGACGGGTGAAAGCTACGTCAATGACTTCGCGTATCGTTCTTACCGCCAAGTCGTCACCATATCTGCTAATCCCTTTATCCGCTGTCGTTTTGCTAAATCTCAAATCATATTGCTTGCCGCGTTCAACAGTGCCCGGGACCTGGGTGTTTACATGGTACGCCTTGTAAATAGGTGACATCTGATTACCACTGACGGTTGTATTCATCAACGTGGTCCAGGAAGATAGTCCCCGCTCCGAAATCTCTACTTTAACACCGATACCATGTTCAACCTGATCTCCCATTTTTGTGTAATACCAGAGGCCTCGGACCCATTCCAGTGTGTACTCGATGTCATTAAAATTCTTGTTCGGTGTTGTCCAGGTTATCGCACCGCCGGCGTTGGTTACTTCGTACCCTCTTGTTCTGTACTCGTTTTTGTGTTTATCAAAACCTGTCATGCAGGTCTGGTTTAATGTCCCTGTCCTGTCTTGAATAGATAAACCAGGGTAGTTACCAGCTGGCTGATCATCAATATAGACGATATTCGCTCCGCGTCCCTTTATCGGTCCGCGTCCATAATCCAAAATCATATACAAGATTTCACTACCGCTATCATCCACATCCGTCCACTTCGCGACTATGTTGCCATAGTGCATGTTAGTGCCATAAGATACCGGCTTCGGAATTCCTTCCTGTCTTTTTGTGAAAGGTTCCCAGCCGAAAGACTGTGTTTCCGGTTTGTCTTTTTTTTCCGGCAACGGCTGATCGAATAGTCCGCGTGTTATGTAGTAAACCCCAACAGTGATAAGAGCCGCCCAAGCTATACCCCTGACGAGTTCCCAAAGCGCCGGCCAAGCTGCTGCCGGTGCGAATACAACTTTCGACCCGTTCTTTATTTGGCCGTCCTGCTTATTGTCCACGATACATATATCGTTCGCCGGCAATCTCATTTGTGTTCTCAGTTCATTTATTGTTTGTCCCCTGAACGGAACCTCTACAACATCCACGTTGCTGCGTGCAACCGGATGACTGAAAACAGCTACTAAAATGGACGGCTTATGGCTCATAATATCCTTCGATCATAACATTATAAGGCCAAACAGTTAATCGCTCTTTACAGGCTACATATTCGCTTGTTTTCCGGTCGCGAATGTCACGCGGGGCTGCATGTATAAAATGAAGTGCATCCGGATAAACAACTCCGCTATGCCAGTCACCTGCCATATTAAAAAGGACAATGCAGGGCACAACAGGATTCTCTATTCTTTTCATTCCTGTCTGATGCTGTAAATTTTTCAATGGTGGCAAAGCAAGAAGTTTGTAAACCATTCGACAAAAAGCCCAACACACATACTTCCGGCTTTGTCCCTGTATGTTTTCGCCAAACGGTTTATTAAGAATTTCTTGTATTTCAGCGGCTATCATATCTTCACCACGTTCGGGTCAAGTCCAATCTCAGCACCCCAATGTATTGCATTGCCTTTTTTATAACAATCCTCATAAGTGCCCGTACAGGTTGCGTCCGGCCCGGCATATTGACAGTCCGGACATTTGAAAAGTGTCGGCGTTGCCCACGGACACACGCTGCTGCTGTAATCTCTCAGCGGAAATCTTTGTGTCAACGGGTTCGGAATACCAAGCGTAAATGTCACCCACTCTGTATCGCTTTGAGAAGCCAAAGCATCGTAATCCGCTTCCAGGGCTGAAACAGGTGTATTGAGAAAATTTTCGTTCACCCTTATGAGTTTTACGGCCGCTCCCAAAGCTCCTTCCGTTTCATTTACTATATTCTCCATTATGCGATTCGGGTCCTGGAAAATACGCAACGTGACTCTCGGAATACTTCCGTCACCGCTGAACATTTGTTCGCCTATCTTAAAATTGAACTTCTCGAAAGTTTCTCCGTCATATTTAATATCTGCGGTGTTACGTGCGATCCTCTGCGTATCCTGTCCGGCTAAAGCAAATTCGCAAAGCCATAACCAGGCACCGCCGCCATACGGATCAATCAATTCTTTTGCCATGGCTGGCGGGATATCGCTGTAGCGGGTCCATATAGTTGGCTCGTGCAAAGTCGATGATAAAGCAAAAGTGGCAGGATATACCGTGACATCGTGGCCAGAAGCCATACGGGGTTCACCAAGCC